CACGTCACGACGAACATCCAGCCGGCTACCCGAGCGGCAATGCGCGGCAGGCAGCTCACGGAGAAATGGAAGGCGAACATATCCGTGGGCTGCACTGGAAAGAAAGGACGTGTCCTGACCGCCGAGCAATCCGCCGCGATGTTTGCCAAGCGCAAACCTATGACGGCCGAAAACAAAGCCATCGCCGCTGCGACCTGCAAGGCCCGTTCCAAGACCGTCACCAACCTCGATACGGGACAAACCTTCGCCTCTGCGACCGAGGCCGCAAAATCCCTCGGCGTGCACCCGGTTTCGATCCGAGACGCATGCCGAGGGAAGCTGCAAAAGGTTGGCGGCCATCGGTGGTCTTACATTCCTTAAACGGCGACAACGCCCTTGATGACTGCGCTCTGGATGGCACCTTGGAGTTTTCCTCCAAAAGTGATTTCGGGTGCGATGCGGTTGGCCCGCTGCGTGGCCGAAATGCTGTTGACGTTCGGCGCCGTGCAGTAGACGGGGTTGGTCGGATCGCTGTTGTCCAGCAGGCCGTTGGCGACCGCCTGCTGCAAGACCCCATTGATTTGATTGATGAGGAAGGCGACGCCGGCATTGGTGTACGGCACCTTGGCGGCGCTCACGAGGGCCTGGTAGACCGCAGCCTGCACATTGGCTTGCAGCCAGTCAGCGCCGATGGTCAGGTCGATGAAACGGCCCGAGGCCATCATGCCCGGATAGGTGATGTTGACGCCCGCTACGGTCTGGTAGACGTTCACATTCTTGCCGGCAATGGCTCGATTGGGCACGCCGTAAAGATTGCTGCGGTCGTTGTCAGAGAGCTTGTCTGCCGCAATCCCCGGAAGCTGAACGTATGCCCAGGAATTCGAGCCAGGGGTTTGGGGGAGCTGGCTGCCCATCCACGCGGCCTCCAGCGTGCCGCCGACGTTGGCAGGGGTGTAGATGAGCCCCGTGCGGTTAAAGCCCGACGCCTTCAGGGTCGAGCCCAGATCGGTGTCAACATCGGACGCCACGGCGGCATCCTGGGTGCTGGCGAGCAGGATCTTGGTCATGCCCTCGATGGCGGTGGCGGCATCGGGGATATCGGTGGCGGGCAAGCCGGCCAAAATCACACCGTAAGGGGTGTTGTTTTCGGCAAAAATGGCATTGAGGTCGTCAGCGATGGCGCCGGCCGTGCGCTTGCCCACGTAAAACTCGGCGGGGCTGGTGGAGCTGGAATACATGGCCACGGCGGCCTTGTACTCGGGCGCTGCCGTCGTAAACCCATCCTCAAGCATGGAGGCAGGGGAGGAGTAAGCGCGCGTGACGTTCGCCCCCCATTTTGCCGTTGTGTCTGTTGCGCCCACAATCAGGGGGATTGCGAAGCTGTCCACCGCAACCGCAGTGGTATTCTGCGTGATGGTCACTTCAATCAGGTTGTCGATGGTCGCCATGTATTTCAGCCTTCCTTCAAGTTGACGGTCTGTGCGGATTCGGTAGCCGGCCCATCGCCTGCTTCAGAGATTAACCCCACAACAGGAACCTGTTCGATTGCGCCCAAGTCCACGAGGGAATGGACCATCAGGTACATTTCAAATTCTAAAAGGGCTCGCCCTTCAAAACCAGTTCCTAGCAGCGCGGAGACATCCGTAGCGTCTAGGATCTTCCAAGTCGCGAGGTTTGCGGCCGCCAGCGTACGGCGCGTAGGCTCCTGAAACAGGGCCGTTTGCATCTGGGCTGCCAAACCGTAGGCTTGGTCCTGGTCCTCACCAAAAAAGTTCAGCTCAACGTGCATGCCCCGATGGCCGCTGTAATAGTAGGCCGTGGGCCCCAACGCCTCATCATCGGCGGGGGTTAGGGTGTCTCTAAACCCCGTGCCCAAGCTGGCACCCCGGTAGGCAAAGGTGCAGTAGGGGCGCGCGGGGCGTGGCTGCACGGGGCCTTGGGCCTGGGCCCGCAAGATGCGTGATTCCTCAAGCCCGGTGGCCTGGACGATGGCCGCGACAAGTGCCTTGCGGCAAGCGGCATAGTCGATAGGTGGCGGCACGAGAGGCATGGGACAAAGCTAACAAAATTTTGCCCGACCCAAGACTTTCACGGCACGACGGGGTTGAGAGGATAGATGGCCGGGGGGATCACAAGGCCCGTGTCAGGGTCTACGATCAGCGCCACAACCCCGTCAGAGAGACTGCCAACGTCGATGGCTCGACAGGTCGTTTCGGTGTAATCGCCCCAATCCATGGCGGTCTGAACCTGCCAGGCCATGCCTTCGCGGACCACGACGTCCCCGATATCGACCTTCATGGCATCCGGGGCGGGGTTGTAATGGGCCTGCCACATGCGGGCATTTTGCTGCTCGCGAAACGCCTCGGGGACAATCAGGAGGTCTTTGCCGCCCATGGGCTGCCAGGTGGCGGTGATGGTGAACACCGTAGGGGCGTGTGCTGCCATGGGCAGACCCCCGACGTACACAACATCCGTATCGGCCAGGCGCCCCTGCCGGACGATGGTCAACGTCTCGTCCATGTCCATCAGGCTGTAGGGGCCGTTAAGGTTCCACATGCCTATTTCCCCTTCGTGGAACGCACGGAAAAGCCGATGTGCTTGAACAGGAAGGTGGTGCGCAGCAGGGGGATAGTGCCTTGGTCCGGCAAGCGGCGCGCGAGCGTCGATGGGGCCAGAGAGGGCGGTATGCGGCCCATGATGGCATTTTGCATTCGGCGCACAGCGTCCTGGCCCAGGGCCTCGTACGCCTTTTGGACGGAGATTTTACGGTCCTCGAGGGCCTGCAAGAGACGCTCCTTGAGCCGGGAGATGCCGCGGCGCCCATGATCCAAAGGCGCCCTCAAAAAGGAGCGAGACGGCGCCATCACGTTCCCCTTGCTGTCATGGGTGCCGAATTCCATCCAGGCGGCAACCTGCCCTAGGGTGACGTTTTCGTCAGGATAGGGGGTGTTGGGGTCCAGGATGCCGACGATGACCTCATGGCTCGCGGTGCGCTTGAGCGCCCCCAGGAGCTGCCGGTAGGACACGTCGCCGGTCTCCTTGCGCTTGACGTGCGGCTTAATGATGGGCTTGGCCATCAATCTTGCCCAAAAGTGTCGGACTCGACGCCGTCGTCGATGATGCCGGGCACGCTGGCCCCGTAACCCCGGCGATTGCGCATCATGCGGGTGCCAAACTGTGGCCGCACGGTGTCGCGGTTGGTGTACGGCAGGCGGTTTTGGGTGTGGGAGATGCCGCCGACAAAGGGCATGCCCCCCGATGAGGACGCAATCCGCCGCAGATCCACCAAGAGATCCTTGTAGCCGTCGCGCATCTGGCTCCAGCTCTTGGAAACCGATCCGACCGTCTCGTCGCACAGACGCGCCAGTTTGGCCATAATCTTAACGACAGCCGCAACCGCAGCGTCCGCCTCGTCGCCGTCATTGAGGAGGAGCAAATAATTGAGCTCCGCATCGGTCATCATGGGCGACGAGGCGTTGGTGTCCCCAATGGCGAAGCGCAAGGACCACAGCGGGGACTGCGCGGGGTCGCCATAGGTGAAATCGGCCATAGGTCAGCTCACATGATTGGACATCACGTGCTTACGCCGCCCCGAAAGGGTCGCAAAGCCGGGATGGTCGCAATGCGGACAGGGAAGAAGCTTCTTGGCGGGGCCGGTGTGATCCGACTCGACCTTGGGGGCCCAGGTGGCCGGCATCATGCGGATGCTTCCGTCCACCGGGGTCGGCACGAGGCGCGCATCGTCGGTGTCCTGCACGTACATGGAGCGCAAGAGCGCCTGCTGCACGGATGCCTTGAGGCCCGCGAAGCCGGGCACTTGCTCGCCAGGGGCGAGGGAGACCTTTTGGCCCCCCTCGCCCTGCACGATCATCGGCCGAAGCGCGACGAAGCTCATTAGGCGCTCAGCATGTTGACGCCGAGGACGCCGAGCTCGGCGGACACCATATGCATGTCGAACGCCATTTCGCCTTCCACGCGGTCGGCGGCCAGGTGCTCCATGCGCATGGTCTTCATGCGCGAACCGTAGGCGCTGCCACCGTAGAGGCCGCTCCAGGAGAAGATGTAACCGGCCGAGGGCTTCAGGATGCCGGGGGCGGGGGCCGCGTACATCAGCAGGATCTTGTTCGAGATCATGAACTGGTACTGAGCCGTCTGGCCCTCCTGGCTCAGGTTCTCCACGGCGCTGGCCACGAGGTACTTGTCCACGCCGAACAGGCGGGCCAGGAGCTGCTCGGTGACAATCGCCTCCTGGGTGTACTTGATGCGGTCGAGGACGAGGGGGTTCTCCTTGAGGGCCTCGTTAACATCGTGGCTCACGATCATGACGTTCGGGGTCATGGCTGTGATGCGCTTAACGCCAGTTTTGAGCTTGGCCACGTCGGCCATCGGGTTCGAGGTGCTCTGATCCCACGGCACATCGGGGGTGAAGTCGGCGGCAACCTGGACGCCCGCATTGGTGACGGTGTGGCCGCCCCAAACGCCGGGGCTCATGTAGCGGGCCACAAAGAGCTTCTCGCGCCGGATCATCAGGTTTTGCATGATGAACTGTGTGGCGTCCCGATCCAGGTCGATGGGGTCGTCGGCATTTTGCCGAGTATCGTCGTCCACGTCCATGTGGAAGGCCCACTTGTCGCAGAAGTAGTTCGGGGTATTGTCGATGTGGAAGCCCGAACCCGCCGACTCGGTCGCCGGAGCCCGTTTTTGGGCGCCGGTGCGGAACCAATAATCCCGCGTGTAGACGAAGTAGCGGTCGCTTTGCTTTTGGACCGGCACGTTCGGGAAGGCGGCCATATGGACGAAATCGTCGGGGCTCTGGATGGTCGCAACCGCGATGCTCGATAACGGGCGGTTTACGTGGACATCTGAGCGAGTGGGGTTTGCCATGCTGTTCTTTCCTTGTGAGAGGCAGGTCGTCCAATCTTGGGACAAACCCCGCGCCTGCTAAAATCCGTGGTCAGCATCGCGCCCGACAACATGCCGGCGAGAGCTCCTTCGATGATTCTAAACAAGTGGACACCGGACCAAGATTATTCGGCAAGAATCTGGACAAACCTTGGAAAGAGGGTGCCTCCCCAGACGCGCCAAGGCACTCATTACAAGCTGTCTTAGAGCCGGGGAGACACCCCGCGCGGTCGCGCCCCCCTTCTTATCACTAGGCGTTCCAGATCAAGAGAGCTGAGGGGAACGGGGCACTCGCTGTCGCCCCTTTGAAGCGCAGCCGCCCTTTGAGGAAGATGGGACGGGCCGTTTTGATGGCCTCATGCCACCATTGGGTATCGGTGCGCGCCGGCACCAGCATCACAATGAGCTGGCAACGGGGTGCCTCTTGGCTCGCCTTTTGGGTCCAATTCCCAATCTGGCGGCCGTAGGGCGGGTTGCACCAAACCCGAGCTCCCTGCCAGGATTGCGCCAGGCCACAATTGTCCACGGTGAAGTGACGGGAGCATCGGGCATTTTCGGAGCTGGCGGCCACGTCCAGGTCAAACCTGTAAAGAGCATCAAGCCGCTCATAGAGGTCATCGGGCGTGGCCCAATCTGTCCGTTCGGTTTTGAAATGTACGCTGTGATCGGTGGCCATCAGCTCTCCGTGGGGCAAAAATCGCTGCCGGTGGCTTCAAAACCATCGCTTAACGGCGGCTGCCCACTGCTTGACGGTGTTTGAGAAGGTGGGGGCAGGGGAGGCGGGGCGCTCGTCGGCTCTGGCTGCGGGGGAAGCATCGGCGCGTCCAGACGCGGCGCCATGAGGATCGGGATGTGGCTGAAGCCCGGCACGATGCTGACCTTGCGCACATGTGTCCCCTCCGGGCCGCTGCACAGGATGCTCCAAACCTGGCCCTCGGGGATGCTCAGGCGTTGGAGGACGTACAGGTCTTTCTGGGATAGTGGGCAGGGCGGGCGGTTTTCGCAGATAGTCAGAAGTGTCCGATTGGGCACGGCCAAGCTCGGGACGTACGCTACGCCATCGTCGTGGAGGTTGTACTCTGGGATCATGGAGCGCCTCGGGCTGCAAAATCATGCACTCGGGAGTGCAGGGAATGATGCGCACCCTGAAATGGTGCGGCTCTCGGGGCACGTAATTGACCAAAACATGTTCGCGTCCGGGCTGAAGGGCTGCGGTAACAATCATAAGACGGTCCTCGGTCGTAAAGCCAGGGGTGCCCGTATCGACCCTTTTGACGACCACAACATGCTCGGACCGAGCGAGACTGCGGATGATGAAGGGTTCTCGGGGGTGTGCAGGGTCGTAGGCTTTAAGATCTCTCATCCTGCCCCTGATGTATCCACGAATAGAGCCTTAAGCTTTTTTGACCTCGCCGGTCTCACGATCATAGGCGTGGGTTGCCCAATCAAAACCGTACTTGGCAGCGGTTTCCTCAGTCAATTTTTGGTGCGCGTCTCGGGCTGTTTCCCATTCCTTGCGGGCCTGGGCGAGCTGTTCGCGCTCGCTCAATTCAGCCAACCTGGCCTGTAGGGCGCTTATGCGGGCGGATTGGCCCAATAGCGTAAGCGCCGCATCGGCCTTGTAAACGGCAAAATCGCTACGCTCCAAGGCAAGCATATCCCAAGCGTTCAGGCGCAAGCTGCGCCAGTTCTCAGGATCGACTATGAGGCGCTCGGCGGCATCCTGTTTCAAGAGCTTATGGATCGTTTCCTTGGTCAGGGTGACGTGGGGCGGATTCTCGGGGATCCCTTTGATGTTGCGCTTGGTCATGGGGCAGCCCCGGAAGCTGGAGGGGGTCGAAAACCGATAGGTCGACGGTCCATGGATGTTGAAAACCTGGGACGACCGAGCAAAACACACCCCTTTGATCCCACGAGACGCCGTAGGGCGTCGCGGTCCAAAGAGGCGGGGAGCTTATCCAGCAGGTCGTCCACCTCGTCCTGGACGGTGGGATCCTTCATGGATCGACGGGGAGACCTGCTGTGTTGCAGATGCACACGCCAGGCGGGCCCATGGGTCCGGTCTCGCCGGGGATCCCCCGCGCGCCTCGCGGTCCAATCAATCTGCCCGAGCGGATGTGCACAAGGTGGACGATGGTGCCCAGGATGTTGAAGCCGAACAGACAAGCGAGAAGGATGTCGGGTTTGCTCATGCGTCCCTTTTACCAAAGGATAGAGGGGCAATACATGGGCTTCGCCATTTCTTAGGCGATTGAGAAGGCGACGAACATGTCCAAGAAGACCGAGCCGGTGCCCGAGCCGGTGGCGGTCCAGTAATACTGGTACCCGGCGTTCATCACATAGGCCCCAAGCGCATAGGGGCCAAAGGTGGTGACTGCGTTGGCGGGCGCTGCGGCGCTAAATAGCACCGGCGACGTGCCACCATTATAGATGAGCTTGCAGGTCACCACGAAGTTGCTCTGATTATTGATGGTGACGCTGTAGACCTGGGACGCCTTGCTGAACTTGCTGCTGTAGGCAATCGCGGTATTGCCGACCTTCATGGTGGGCGCGCCGGTCATGGAGGCGTTGATAACGCCGACCGTCCCCATGCATGAGACGTTGTAGGTTGGAGACGCGGCGGGGAACGCATAGATGGGCGCCATCCAGATAGAGGCGGTAGCGGCAGTGGTCGATGTGAGCTGCCAGACGAAAGAGTGGCCGGCAGGCATGGGATACTGACCAAGGGTGAACTGGCCGATGTTCCCCGTAAACCCGCCCGTTGCGACCCCGCTCCACACAACCGCCCCGGCCGTTTGGTCGTACAAGGTGAGCGTCACGGCGCGGGTGATGTTGGTGTAGGTCGCCCCCATAAACGAGGTCGCAAAAGTCGGGGA